CTGGTTTAATAAATAGAAGGGATACCGCAAAGTCTGACGCTATAAATTCAGGAAAATCTTTGTTACGAACCGGATTGATTATAAGAGAATTGGCACAGCCTCTAATGGGAATGATACATACTGCAGCAGATTTCGAAGCTGCAATGTCTAAAGTCGGCGCGATTACAAATGCAACAGATTCAGACATGAAGCAATTGACCAAAACTGCAAGAGAGTTGGGTGAAAAAACAAAATTTACTGCCACACAATCTGCTGAAGCCATGTCTTATTTAGGTATGGCCGGGTGGAAGGCTGGCGAAATTATTGAAGGTATGCCCGGTTTGCTTAATCTTGCGGCAGCCGGCGGAACAGATTTAGCCCGTACTGCAGATATTGTTTCGGATAATCTGACAGCATTTGGGTTAAGTGCAAAAGATGCTATGCATATGGCTGACGTATATGCTGTAACCATTACTAACACAAATACCAATATAGAGATGTTAGGCGAAACAATGAAATATGCTGCGCCTGTAGCACATGCTTTTGGTTCATCAATGGAAGAAACAGCAGCTTTAGCAGGCATTATGGCCAATGCAGGAATTAAGGCAAGCAATGCTGGAACTGCATTGCGGGCAGGTCTGATTAGGTTAGCTGGACCGCCCAAGATGGCAGCGAAAGCTTTAGAAGAGCTTGGTTTATCTATGGATGACTTAACAGCAGAACAAAAAGAAGCAAGCATTGCAATGAAATCCCTTGGTATTGAAACTGGAAATACACAGGGACAACAAAAAATGGCGCTGATTTTAACTCAATTACGAGAAAAGATGAAAGATCTTGGACAGGAAGAACGGCTTGCAACAGCCAAAGCAATTTTCGGGCAACAGGCTGCAGCTGGCTGGCTTGCTGTTTTAGATTCAGCGCCAGGAACATTTGAGAAACTTGTAGATTCTTTGAAGAATTCAGACGGCGCCGCAGACAAAATGGCGAAACGGATGCAGGATAATGCACAAGGTGCCATTACTAGGCTACAGTCTGCTGTAGAATCAGCAAGCATTTCATTAGCAGGGGTATTTCTTCCTGCAATTGCCGAAGCTGGCGATAAATTAGCAGGACTTGCAGGTGATTTTTCGAAATTTGCTTCAGAACATCCAGCTTTGATTCGAGGAATCGGAGAGGTTGCACTAAGTATAGTAGGCCTAATTTTAGCCGTAAAGACACTCTCTACGATTTATTTAGGATATAAAGCTGTTTCAGATGCATTTACTGCTGCACAGTGGGCAATCAACGCATCTCTTGCGGCCAACCCCGTAGGCATAATTATTGTTGGCATTGGAGCGCTTATTGCTATTGGCTACCAACTTTATAAAAATTGGGATAAAATTTCTCCAATGCTTACGGGATTATGGAATAATTTCAAGAGCGGTGTTATAGCAATTAAAGATGCTGTAAAAGGGAAATTACAAGAAGCGTATCAAAGTGTTATTGGCCTTCTGAACGCGGGAAGGCAAAAACTGTTAAATGGGCTAACAAATGTAAAAACATTTTTCACTAATCTTCCACAAAATGCCGCTTATGCTGTCGGTTACATAGTAGGATATATTGGAACGATTCCCGAACGAATAAAGAAAACGCTGAGCAATGCCATAGATTCAGGAGCAGAGTTTATTGCTGGATGCATAAATTGGGGAGCCGAGGCTGCAAATGGCATGTTAATTGGTTTTCAAATTTGCCTGATAGAATTTATAATTGGCTTTCAACATTGCCTGATAAAATTATGGGGATTGTGACCGAATTAGAATCTGTAGGGAATTCTTTTATTACCCAGGCATCATCCTGGGGTTCTGCTGCAGTTGACGGTATTATTAATTGGTTTACCAATCTGCCTGGCCGTTTACAAGGTATTGTAGCTCAAGCTTGGGAAAGTGCAAAAGGGGTATTGGCTGGAATTTCCAGTAATTATGATAAAGGAAAAAAGGAAGGTTCTGTTACTCATAATGCTTCCGGCGGCATCTATGGAAAAGGAGCATTTCTTACAACCTTTGCAGAAAAGTCCGGAGAATCAGCGATCCCGCATACACCGACACAGCGTAATATTGGTTTGCTGGCGGAAACGAACCGGATTATGGGAAATCCTTTGGGCGGTAGGGATGAAACGGTAATAAACGCATCGTTCTCCCCTAACATTACCATCAATACCGGCGCAGGTCCTACGAATGAAGTTGTGGCAGCGTTGCGTAGCCAGATGGAAGAGGAACGGCGCAAGTTTGAAGAAATGTTAAAACGAGTGGAAGCGTATCGACGGAGGACAGCGTATGAGTAAGACATACAGCACGGTACAGGGAGATTGCTGGGACGGCATTGCAAAGCGTCTGTACGGAACAGAAGCGGCCATGAACGTTTTGATGGAAGCCAATCCAAATTATATTGATACTGCTGTTTTCAGTGCTGGCGTTGTGCTGACAGTGCCCGAATACGAAGCTCCCAGAACATCCCTGTTGCCGCCATGGAGGCGATAGCATGGAAGCACGCAAGGTAAATGCAACGGTCAAATATGACAATAAGGATATTTCAGCAGATTTGGCAACGTACCTGACAGGGATCAGCTATACAGATAACATGTCTGGCGAAGCGGATACGCTGGATCTGACACTGGAAGACAGGCAGGGACTTTGGCAAAACGAGTGGTTTCCGGATAAAGGTGCAACCTTAGACGTTGAACTGAAAACACACAACTGGAAGACCATGAATTCGCTGATGGATTCCCTGAAGCTGGGATTGTTTGAAATTGATGAAATAGGTTGCAGCGCGAGTCCGTCGGAGGTACAGATCAGATCTGTTTCCGTACCAAACAACAATAAACTCCGAGGTGTGGAAAGAACCAGGAGTTGGGAAAAAGCAGAGCTGAAGACCATTTGTAACGACGTAGCGACCGGCGCGGAAATGGAACTGGAATTTGATACGGAGCAAAATCCAAAAATTGACAGGGCAGAGCAGACAGAACAGTCTGATCTGTCCTTTTTACTTGCAATGACACGCGATCAGGGGCTGGCCCTGAAGGTGCATGACAAGAAGATTGTAATTTTTGATGAAGCGAAATATGAAGAAGCGGAACCAAAAATAACAATCGTTAAACCAGGAACATTGTTTTCTCCGGAAGAGGGGCAGGAATATATTACAGATATCCTGAGTTATTCGCTGAATAACAAAACCCGTGACATATATAAAGCCTGCCATGTCAAGTATCAGAAAAGCGAAAGCAAAGAAACTATCGAAGCAACGTTCGCGGATCCGGCCAAAAAGGATAAAGACGGCAAGACGTTGGAAATCAAGGAACAGGTGGAAAGTATTGCGGATGCAGAACGGCTGGCAAAGAAACGGTTGAGAGAAAAAAATAAAGAGGAATGGACGGGGAACATTTCGGTTGTAGGCAATTTACTGATTGTTGCGGCGACTACTGTAGCGCTTCAGGGCTTTGGTGTTTTCGATGGGAATTATATCATTGTCAGAGCTTCCCACAGTATCAGCAATGGGTACACGACAAGCTTTGATGTGAGGAGGTGCCTGAATGGATATTAGGGATCTTTTCCGGGTGGGAAAAGTGAGCTCTGTGAACGCTGCGAACTGTACTGCAAGGGTAACCTTTCCGGATAAAGACGATCTGGTAAGCCAGGAACTTCCGATTATCGTGATTGGAAGTCATGGCACAAAAGGGTACTGGGTTCCGGAAGAAGGAACACAGGTGCTCTGCTGTTTTCTACCTAATGCTTCCGGTCGGGGAATGAATGCAGGTTTTGTGCTGGGAGCGTTTTATAGTGCAGCGGATCCGCCTGAAGAAAAAAATAAGAAAGTGCGTTGCTTAAAAGTTCCGGATGGAAGTTATATCAAATTTGACGGTAATGGTAACGTGGAAATTCACGCGACTGGCAATTTGAAATTAACCGGCGCAAGAATTGATTTGAACTGAGGAGGTGGTGATTATGCCGGCGGTAACAAGATTAGGTGATTTAGACACCGGGCATGATGCCTGCGGGCCGACTGCATTAAATTCTGGCAGCGGAAATGTTTATGTCAATGGAAAAAAGGTTGGTCGGGTAAATGACACATACGATCCGCATGGGTGTGTTGTTCATCCCCCGCACAGCGGTGTAATTAAATCCGGCAGCGCTACTGTATTCATTAACGGTATTCCTGTTGGAAGGATAGGGGATCCTGTCAGCTGTGGCGGAAACGTAGCGGAAGGCAGCGGTAATGTATTCGCAGGTGATTAAAAATGATTGTAGGTTATATGGGAGACATTATGTTTGTGACTTCCCGGCAATACTTAATAACGTTTGACGATTATTCCCGAAATGCAGAAGGCCGCTGGGCAAAACATGACATTATCGGTCAAAAGCCGGTATTGGAGTTTCTGGGACCGGACACGGAAAAAATCTCCATGAAAATTCAGCTGCGACGCGATCATGGCGTCAACGTGGAAACCATGTTGCGCAGACTGCGGGAAATGCGGGACACCGGCGAAGCGTTCCCTTTGGTTTTAGGCTCCAAGGTGATTGGAAATCTCATAAAAAAATACATTTTTAAACAGTCGGTAACTCCGGGCCTTTGGGTGCTGAAGGGGCTGAGTGAAGATGTAAAACACTGGGCAGGAGGGAACCTTTATATTGTAGATGCTACTGTTACTTTAGAAGAATATTCGGGGAGGCTGATCTGATATGGAATATATTGTTACAACCGAACAGAAAAAAATTGATTTTGCCCCCATAACAGTAGTGGAAGAAGTTCTGCAGAACGTCCGTTGCATTATGGAAACAACTAAATTCAGCGTCCCTTTGGATCGGGATTTCGGAATTGATGCAGATGCATTGGATATGCCGATTGATATAGCGAAAGCGAAACTGATGCCGGAAATTTTTATGGCCATAGCCAAATATGAGCCGAGGGCTACAGTTATTGAAATTAGCTGGGATGGGGAATTACAGGGAATATTAAGACCGAAAGTGAAGGTGGACATTGATGAAACTTAGTGATTTGCCTGACATTGTTTTTGTAGATGCCAGCGTATCAACAGTTCAGACGGAAGTGTTTGCCATCTACAAAGAAATAACCGGCAGGACGCCAGCAAAGGGCGACCCTATCCGGTTATTTTTATTGACCATGACTTATATTTTCGTCCTGTTGCTGAACGCCATCAACGAAACAGGAAAGCAGAATCTTCTGCGGTATGCGAATGAATATAAGTTGGACCATATCGGGGCGCTGGTAGGATGCGACCGAATTCCCGCTGCGGCGGCAGTAACCACCATGGAAGTAACGCTGTCTGAGGCGCAGGGAACATCCACGATTATTCCTGCCGGGACACGCTTTACTGCCGGCGACGGAATCTTCTTTGCGCTGGATGAAGCTATGGTCATTGCGGCAGGAGATACAACGGGAACCGGTTCTGCGACCTGTACG